GATAAACTTCAACATTCAAACGACCCTGAAAACCCTATTAATATATCAATATTAAATATAGACCCTTTATCAGATGCAACAGACAACGGCACTACGTAAAATAGCATCATTAAAGAAAAAGATTTGGTGCATACAAGGTGGTCAAGGTGCTGGTAAAACAATAGGTATCTTAATATTACTTACTAACTACGCATCAAGAAATCCTAATAAAGAAATTTATGTAGCGAGTGCTGAACTATCAAAAATGCGTGATACTGTCTTAAAAGACTTTATTAAAATATTGCGTTCTTTTAATCTTTACGAAAAAGTTAATCTTACTGGTGTAACAAACGGACAACCTTTATGTATATTTCCAAATAAATCATTTATTCGTTTTATTGGTTTAGATAAAGAGGATATTGGTAAGGGATTGCGTTCTGATGTTGTTTATTTGAATGAGGCAAACAAAACTAACTTTGAAACGTATAGAGAGTTAACATCAAGAGCAAAAAGAAAAATACTTGACTACAATCCCAACAGAAGATTTTGGGCACATACGGAAGTAATACCTGATAAAGATTGTGAGTATTTGTGTTTAACATTTAATGATAACGAATTTTTATCAGAAGAGGAACGAAACGAAATATTAAGCTACAAAGAAAAAGGTTATCATAATCCTGATTTAGAAAATTACGATACAGACGAAAATACAAAGTCAAACTATTGGCGGAATAAATGGAGAATTTATGGTCTTGGAATGACTGGCGTAGTTGATAATCGTATCTTTGAGAATTGGGAGCGAATGAGTTTAAAAGCGTTTCAAGATTTACCTTTGCAAAGTTATTACGGATTGGATTTTGGTATGTCTGCACCAACCGCATTAGTAGAAATGAAAACAGATAAAGATGGAACTTATTATTTGAATGAGTTACTATACAAACCATTAAAAGAGATAAATGGCAGTTTAGTAGATGAATTTCAAAAACTTAAAATACCAAAACATATCGAGATAATTTGCGATAGTGGAAACGAACTAAACAAAGAGCAAGGAAACAAATTGCGAAATGCTGGATATAATGTTATTTTTGCACAAAAAGGTCAAGGCTCGGTTGTTTCTGCAATTGAAACAATGCAAAAGTCAAAGATTTACTATACAGAAACAAGTTTAAATCTTGAGGAGAATTACGAAAATTACCAATGGAAAACTCACAACGGAGAAGTTTTAGAAATACCTGAGGAAACAAGAGAGGATTTAATAGACGCGTCAAAATATGTGATTAAATGGTATTCTAAAACAAGAGGATTGTCGATATAAATAATTATATTATGAAAGAAACTGAAAAAATATACACTACAAAAGTAGTAGGAGAATTAATTAACAATAAAATAGTTGAATGTTGCGTAATTATCAATGACTTTTATAATACTATTGAAAATCAATTAGCGATTAAAAAGCAAGAATTAATTAATAAAGGTTATCAATTTAAAAAATAATCAAGAATTTATATACAATGTAATAATTTATTTATATATTTGTAGCAATTAATTGATGTGAAGACGCATCAAACTATTACAAATGAACGTAAACACAACTAATTTTAAAACAATAGCCTTAACTGATTTCATTATCGGTTAAGGCTTTTTTGCTATGGTAGAAAAGTCAATTAAATTATTTGGTAGAACTATATTTCAAGTAGAACGCAATCGTGCTGGTGAGTTTTCGTATCAGTTTTTAGATGGTGGGAACGACTTTGTTAATAGTGATAAATACTTAGCAATGTCTTTAGACAATCCAGTATTAATGACTATTTGTGCTATTCGTTCCGCTTTATATTCTCAAATGGAAATAAGGCACATTGATAGCAATGGTAAAGTAATTGAAAATTCCCCTTACATTAAGTTATTACAACAACCTAACTATTTTCAAAGTCAAAACGATTGGCTGTTTCAACAAATGTGGTTTTTGTCAACTGCTGGAACTAATTTTATATTAGAACGTAAAGCGTTTTTAAACGACGTTCCTAAAGCAATATTTAACCTTATTCCGAGTGAAATAGATTTAAACAAGGCTCATAAATTAGATAAGTTTATTGTTACAGATAAAGACAAAAAAGCATTTGGAGAACGTAGAATAAAATATACGCTTGATTCAACACAATACGATTTAAAACTAAGTGAGTTAATTCCTTTGTATGATTTATCAAACGGATTAACAAATAATTCATTCTTTACAAGTGAAAGCCGAGTAAAAGGAGTTTGTAAAGTATTACAGAATATCGATGAGAATTTAAGGTCAAAGAATAAAAACCTTAAAATGTCGCAAAAGTACTTAGCAAAGAACTCAAGCGATGGTAACGAGGCTCAAATATTAGATAATGATAGGAAAGATATTTATTCAAAATTAGAAGTAAACTCAACTATTATAACTAATCGTAATATTGACGTTAAGCATTTAGTTTCAGATATGAAACGTTTGTATTTAGATGAGCAATTTGCTGATGATGCTAACAAGGTTCTTTTAGCGTTTGAAATGAGTAAAAATGTATTGAATTATTTCGCTAAGGATAGCACGTTTGAAAATCAAAATCAAGGTTTAATCAGTTACATTCAAAACTCAATACAAACTACTGCAAAAAATACGATGAATAGTTTAAGTAGTCAGTGGGGATTGTTTGAACGAGGCGAAAAGTTAATAGCGAGTTACGACCATTTAGCGTGTATGCAATCGGTTGTTAATGATAAAATTAAATCGTTTACTGAAATGCAAAACGCAATTAAATTAGGTTTAGAAAATCAAACTTTGGATATTGCAACTGCTAAAAAAATGAGTGATGAATTTAAAACAAAGTTAGGGTTATGAGTACAAAGTTATCACAAAAGGAAATTGAAGAGCAACTTAAAAAAGAGGCTACCGATAAAATGAATAAGAAGTTAAAAGCGATTAAAGACAAAAAAGAAATTAAGAAATGATAAAGTCACACTATTTTAGCGATAAAACTTTTGCAACTAAAGAAGAGTTGTTTAAGGAATTAAGAGATAACAAAGATTTTCTTATTGAAAGCAAAAAGTCTTTAATTCAAAAGTCTTGCGACAAAGGCGTTTCAGTTACTTGTAAGTCTTTGGATTTATTGAAGTTTTCAGACCAACTAAAAGGAATTAAAATAGATGATAACTTCTATTACATAGCGGTTAATTCAACACGTATTTTAGATAGTCACGACGATTTACATTTAGACGGCATTTGGAAAAAATCTATTTCTGAGCAACAAGGCAAAAACTATTTAATATTAGACCACGATTTAGAAGTTAAATCAGTAGTAGTTAGAAAAGAACACATTGAAATATTTACTGCTAAAGTTCCATTTGCTTTGATTGGTAAACCATACGATGGAGATACTGAGGTTTTAATATACAAAGTAGCTAAAGACAAAATTAAAGACGTAGTAGTTAAAGAATGGTTAGATAGTGGTGATGCAATAGAGGGTAGTGTGCGTATGCAATATGTTACTATTTTACTTGCAATGGATAGCAATGCACCTGAGGACGAAACCGAAAAGAAAAACTATGATGACTATTTACAATTTATAGCCAATAAAGATGATTTTGAGTACATACACTACTACTTTATCATTAAAGAGGCAAAGAACGTAAAAGAGGCTAGTTTGGTTGTATTTGGAAGTAATTCCGCAACTGGATTAGTTAGTAACAATAAACAAGCCGAGCAATCACTTGAGAATAAAAACGAGCCGTCAGATGACACTCAAACAACGGAAATGTTAAAACAATTATTAAACAAATTTTAAACAAAATGACACAAGAAGAAATCATTAAAGCGTTGGGTGATAAAATCGACGCAATGAAAAACGAAAGCGTTTCTAAAGCGGAATTAATCGAAGTACTATCTGCGGTTAAAGACTTAGAAACAAAAGGAGCAGAAGTTGCAACATTGAAAGAAAATGTTGAACAATTAGCTTTGCAAGTATTAGAACTTGAAACTAAAGGAACTCCAACAAACGCACCTGAAAATTTAACATCATTATTGACTGAAAAAGCTGATGAGTTAAAAGCAATGAAAGAAAAAAGCGGTGCAAGTGTACAAATTCAACTTAAAGCAGTTGGTACAATGGCACTTTCAACAAACACAACTGGACAAATACCACAAGCCGAAAGAGAAACTGGTATTACAAGAATTGTAAGACGTAACCCTTTTATTTTAGAATTGGTTAACGTTGGAACAATTATGTCTAATGTTTGGGAATGGGTAGAACAAAAGAATGTAGAAGGTGGTTCTGCAATGACTGCTGAAGGAGCTGCAAAATCTCAAACAGACTTTGATTTAGTAGTTGCATCTGCTAACGTTAAAAAAGTAACTGCTTACATTAAAGTAACTAAAGAAATGTTAGATGATGTTGCTTTATTACGTTCTGAAATTGACCAAGAATTAACAGAATTAATTAATTTAAGAATTGATGACCAATTATTGAATGGAACGGGTTTAACTGTTAATTTAACTGGTATTGTTACCAATGCAACTGCTTGGGCAGCTGGTGCTTTTGCTTTAGCTATTCCTGAGCCTACAAATTACGATGTATTAGCTACTGCAATTAACCAAGTAAGAGTTAACTTGTTTGAGCCTACTTATATCGTAATGCACCCAACAGATGTAACTAAAATGAAGTTATCAAAAGCATCTGACGGACATTATGTATTGCCTCCATTTTCAAGTGTAGATGGTACAAGTGTAGAGGGTATTAGAGTTGTGGCAAACACTGGTGTAACTATTGATAAATTCTTAGTTGGAGATTTCTCAAAAGCTGGTGTACGTTTCAAAGAGGGATTAACTATTAACGTAGGTTACGAAAATGATGACTTTACTAAAAACTTAGTAACTATCTTAGCTGAGGCAAGATTAGTACAAAGAGTAAAATCTAACCATTACGGAGCGTTTGTTTATGGTGATTTCTCTGATGCTATAACTGCATTAACTCAAGCGTAATTATGGGACACTTACAAGATACAACGGTAGAAGTTACCTATAATGGTAAAACTACAAGAGTAGCTAAACAAGATGCTCATTTATACGTAGAGAAAAAAACAAAAGTAAAAGAAGTTAAAACCGAAAAATAATGCCAAACATAGTATCAATAGCACAATTTAAAAAAGCGAATGAGTTAAACATTCCTTTGGCGGTTGCAGTTCCAGTATCTAATACATCAACTGCAACACCATCAAATGAATTATATTTAACGAATTTAATTGCTAAAGAGGAGAAAACGATACTATTAAACGCATTAGGTTTAGCGACTTATAACACATTACAATTGGCTTTAGCGGATATTAACAATCCGCTATATGCCTCTTATAAAAAGTTAGTACAAGGTGATACTTACGATGGTAAAGTATGGAGTGGTTTAAATAACGATTATTCGTTACTACTTTACAGAATTTACGAGGTATTTGTTACTGAAACTAACACACGATTATCAGCAATAGGAACAACAAAAGTAAATCCACAAGGTGCGGAAATTTCAACACCTATTTATAAAATTGCAAATGCTAATCAAAACTTTTTAAAACAATATCAAGGCGGTTATTTATTCGAGCCTATTGTTTACGAAAACTTTGTTGATTGGTATGGACAAAATGACGATGTAGAAGTAAGTTTATACACTTACTTAAACGATAAAAAAACGGATTTTGTAGATTTTAAAATAGAAGATTTTAAAGTATTTTGTGAAAGTAAAAATAGTTTTGGTATATGATAATTTTTGAAGAGCAGTTAGCAAGGATAGTAGATGTTTTACCGCCTTTTATTGGTAGTGATTCAGTAGAATTTCCAATTAATTACAATTGGGGAACTATTGAAGATTTAAACAAATACTTATTATTACCTACTGACGTTTCAAAATATCCTTTAATTTGGTTAGCAAACGGACAAGATACCCACGATTTGAGAGAGCCGAGTGTTAAACGTAACGCAAGAATTATAATTGCAACACGTAGTTTGAATGTTGATGAGTTAAATCCATACCAATATCAAAACGATTTTAAAGTGATTTTACAACCTATTGTAGATAATTTACTATTAGCATTAAAAGTAGGTGGAATTAGCCGATATGATGATATGACAATAAAAAGTGAACGCTTTCCAAATTACGCAAAATTAGATACTACAAATCAAATTGACGTATGGAACGCAATAGCCTTAGATATTGATATTACATTTAGCGGAGTTAGTTCTTGCTTACAAACAATAAATTTTAATAATTAAAAACAATGATATTAATAAATCAAAAAGATTGTGTTACAACACGTAAAAATTTAGGTTTACCTGATTGTATTTTACAAGAGGGTAGATTGACTGGTAAAATACTTGTGCCTAAGGGGTGGAGTATTAACTTGCTAACAGACGTATTCGATAAAGACTACGTAAATGAGCAAATACAATTAGGAAACTTTGTGCCAATTTTAGGAGCGGTTGAAGTAACAAATAACACACCTGAGGCAACAACTGAGGAGTATCAAGGTGGAGTTATGTCAGTAGTTCGTAATGGATTACCGCAATTTACTTTCAAATTCTTAAAAGGTGGTTGGAAGTTCGCAAACGCTTTAAATACTTATAATAGTCAACAAGCATTTGACATATTATTTGTGTTTTCTACTGGTGCTATTGCTGGAGCAACTAACGGAACTACTTTTAGCGGTTTCGATTTAGGTATGTTAAATAGTGGTACTTATATGTTTACAGATGGTAATACTTCTGCAAGCGTATCAACTACTATTCAATTGATTAACGAAACGCAATTTAATAGAGATGTAGCGGTTTTAGATAGAAGTTCATTAGACTTTGACATTAACACAGATGTAAATCCTATTACAGATATTTATATGACTGGTAGGGCCGATGTATCAAATGCAAAAGTTTATTTCAAAGCATCATTTGATATGAATAGAGCGACTAATTTAGGCGGTATTGCTATTGCAAATCTAAGATGTACTATTGATGGTACTGCTGACACGATTACTGCATTATCTTTGTCTTACGATGCGGTTAGTGGTGAATGGAGTTTCACACCAACAACAACGCTAACAACTTCTCAAAGTGTAGTAGTTCAGTTGTATGATGCGGTTAATTCAGTAGCTTGTGCAAAAATTGGCTCAAGATATTACAAAGGAGTTACTGCAAGTATTGTTCCAGTAGCGTAATTAATTAAAAATAAAGTACTATATTTGTACTTCACGAATGAAAATGCAATCAATTAACTTTGGTTGCATTTTTTTTAAATAACAATATTATGGATATATTTGGAAAACATATTTTTGGAAGTGATGCGGAGCAGTTTATAGATTTATGCTTTGAGGAGCAAGTAAAATGGATTGAAAACAACACAAATCAAAAAGATAAAGAACAAATAAAGCTATTACTTACTAATTTAGTAATAGGTAAAGATGAGTGTTTAGATTGTAAAAAAGAGCGTGAAAACTATGGCAATATCAGTAAAACAATATCAAACGAGGTTGCAACCGATACTCAATCAATCAACAATGCAGAACTTAGTCAAGGAGATAATACTAAGCGACCAAGAACGATTAAAAGAGCAAAAAATTGACGAGTTTGAGCAAGGTTTACGACCTGATGGCACTCGAATAGGTCAATATCGTGATGAGAATTATCGACAAATTAAAATAGCACAAAATCCACAAGCTAACGGATATGTTGATTTACTTTATACATATCGAACTGCAAGGAGTTTGTTTGTGAGACCATTTAGAGAGGGCTTTTTGTTTAATTGGAATGATGAGCATAATTTAGTAGGGCGTTACGGATTGGATATTTTAGGAATAAACCAAGATTGGTTTGATAAAAGACAAAAAGACATTTATAGATTAACATTGACGTATCAAATAAAAAAACAATATAAAATTGCCTAAGTTTAACAACATATCAAACATACCAGCTAAAACATTCTTTGAAATATTAAAGTCAAAGAATTATCAGTTATTGAAACCAAAACCACGTGAAAAGGATTTGGAGCAAGTATTTATTAGTATTTACGATGATTTTTTTATAAAATCGGACAACCACGAGGCTAAAAGGTATTTAGATTTAACTAAAGATATTGCGTTTTATAAATACAAAATAGCAACTTTAAAGCAGTCTATACATTTTTATTTCTACAATAAAACAACTGAAAAAATGCGTTTAGATTTTATTGAAGCAATGAGAAAAGGTTACGGAATAGAAATTAGTAAAGACGTTCCTTTTATTGAAGAGGTGCAAAGAGTTTTAACAATTGAAATAGGAATTATAAATAATGATTTAAACTTTGCTCAAATTGAATTTGACGAAATGATAAATAAATCTAAAGACAAAGATTTTGATTATTATGATAGTATCGGAGCATTGAGCAACGTTTTACCTAATAATTCTCTATTAAAGGAAGATATGACTTTAGCGGTTTATGTTACATTAGAGAAACAAGCACAAAGAATTGTAGAACAAAATAAAAAGAAAAAATAATGGCAAATGGAGAATTTATAGAATTTCTTAGTCCAAGTGCATTAAAAGACTTACAAACCGCAAACGCTGAACTTGTTACTATGATTAGTAACGTTGACAAAGTAGGTACTAAAATGAAAGGTATTACTACGCCAAGCGGTTCAGATAGTGCGGTTAAAAATATAAATGCAAAACTTATTCAACAAGAAAAACTTTACACTGATTTACAAATAAAGTTAGAACGTTACGCACAAGCACAACAACAAACTGCAATTAAAACAAATCAGTTAGAGGCAAGTACTATTCGTTTGAATAAAGCAAAGGAATTATCTATTAAGCAATTGGAACGTGAACAAGCGAAACTTGAGGCGTCTTTATCTTTACAAGCAAAAACCAACGCACAATTAAAAAAGGTTCAATTTGCTTACGATGAATTAGCTTTAAAAAAACAACGTTATAATAATTTATCTGCTAATGAGGAAAAAAGATTAGTAACACTTACAAGTACTTTGCAAAAGTATAGAACTATTCAAGATGGAGTAAATACAACAGTTGGTAAATTTCAACAAAGAGTAGGTAATTATGCAACCGCTTTTAATCCTTTAAGTAACTCCATCAATCAATTAAGTAGAGAAATGCCAGCTTTTGCAAATAGTGTGCAAACTGGATTTATGGCTATTTCTAACAACTTACCTATATTTTTCGATGCAATGGAAAACGCTATTGCACAACAAAAAGAATTACAAAAACAAGGTTTACCAAGTAAAAACGCATTGCAATTGTTGGCTGGTAGTTTCTTTACTTTAGGTACTGCTTTGAGTTTAGGGGTTACCGCTTTAACTATATTTGCTCCTATGCTTATAAAAGCTATTACTAATAGTGAACAAAAAACAAAAGCAATCGAGGCTGAAAAAAAAGCACGTGAAGAACAATTACAAATAGAAAAGCAATATGCCGATAATTTAAGTAAACTTGCAAGTGAAGAACAAGCTAAATCTAAAATATATTTAGAAAATGCAAAAAACTTGAATTTACCATTAAAAGAAAGAATAAAAAATGTAGAGTTATTACAAAGTAGATACCCAGCTTATTTTGGTAATTTAAAACAAGAAGAAATACTTGCTGGAAATACTGCTAAAGCAGAATATGAATTAAATAATGCTTTAATGAAAAGAGCGTTATTTTTGGCAGTTCAAGACAAAATAAAAGAAACTACTAAAGAATTGGTTGATGCGGAGTTTAAGTATATGCAAACTCAACAAAAACAAATAGACACTAATAATTTGTACGATAAAAACCTACAAGCTACAACCAAAACTAAACAAAAATATAGATTAGTTACGGAGCAAGAGGCAAATAGTACAGAATATTTAAAAAAATTAGAAGATGATAGAAATAAATCATTGCAAAAAGGTAATGTAATTCAATTATCAGCTACTGATGTATTAAGAAAAAATACAATTGTAGCTAAAGAAAAATTAGAAATTCTATACAGAATATTAAATAATAACGCAAAATATAATTCAGTTGTAGTTGAAGAAACAAAAAAACTAAACGATAACACAAAAGCTAAAAAAGAAAACAACAAAGAAGATGAAAAAAAAGGCGAATTTTTATCAAAAGAACGTTTACAATTTCAAATATCTACTTTACAAAAGGAACTTGAATTAACAAGTAAATTAAATCCATCATATCAATTTTTAAGTGATACTTTAAAACAAGTTAACGCTTTGTATGATGCGTTATATGGAGAAAAGAAAGTAGTAAAAGGTCAAGAAGAAATAATAGATGCATTAGAACTAACAGACGAGGCGGTTTATACTGATTACTTTGCGTGGTTAAAACTAAAAGAGGCAACAGATAGTTATATTAAAACATTATCAAGTGATGCGTTTAATAAAGCATTTGACAATATCGGTTTAAGTTCCGCTAAAATGTTTTTTGATTTTGATGCAAACGGACAAAGTACATTTGATAAATTAATTGAGGGTGCGGATAGTTTTAAAGAGAAATTTGCTATTACATTCCAAGCGGTTGGCGATACTGCTCAAGATATATTTAACAAAATTACTGAGTTATCAAATCAACGTTTTCAAAATGAATTAATTAATTTACAGCAAGAAAAAGAAGTAGCTTTATTATTCGCTGGAGAAAGTGCAAGTGCAAGAGAAGAAATTGAAAGACAATACGAGGTACGTCAAAGAGAAATTAAAAGACGTGAATTTCAAGCCAAGAAACAACAAGCGATATTTAATATTGTTATTGATACCGCTCAAGGGGTTGTAAGTGCATTAGCATCAACACCGCCTAACGTTCCATTGTCTATTGCAATCGGAGCAATCGGAGCGGTTCAAGCTGGATTAGTTGCAAGTCAACAAGTACCACAATTTTGGAAAGGTACTGACAACGCTCCTGAGGGTTGGGCGTTAACACAAGAGCGAGGGCGTGAGATTATTACAGATAGCAAAGGAAACATTAAATCTTTAGGAAACGACAAAGGGGCGCAATACACGTACTTAAACAAAGGCGATAAAGTATTGAACAACGATAAAACAATGGACTATCTAATGTTTAACAACGACTTAAACGCAATGTTAACTAATAATGATATTGCAATGCCTAAAGTAAATATTGAAGCACCACAAATTGATTTAACACCAGTTATCGATGCAATTAATAATAAAGAAAGTTTTAACTTAGCAATTGATGAAAATGGTTTTAGAAAGTTAATCAAAAACGGACATACAACAAAAGAAATATTAAATAGAAAAGTTAACTTTGTAGGCAAATCAGTATAATGAAAAATTACACATTCCATTTATTATTTGAAAGTTTAGGACATACAGAATGGTATCAAATATTTGAGCCTACTGGTTTTGATGGTGCTAACTTTGAGATTGAACAAAATTCAAAACGTTATTCACGTGATGTAGTATTTGGTGCGGTTGACAAGTTAACCTTTGTTGATGCAGTTAGCGGAATTATTGGAACGGAGCAAGTAATTAACCCTTTAGGCGATGTTTCTAAAAGATTAGATAATGGTTTAGCGTGGCACTTTGAAACGTTAAAATTAAAAGGTTTTGAAAGTGTTACTTTGTTTCAAATTAGATTAGACGGAGTTTCTTTGCGTACTTTTACTTTAGACTATACAAGTAAGGATTTGACTGATGGTTATTCGTATATCAATTGTATTCTAAAAGATAACAATAATGTAGCGGATTTTAAACGTTATGCAGACGATAAATTTAATGCTTTTAGCGATAAAGATGTAAAAGGCAATACTATAACGCCAGTTCAAACGATGCGTTATTTGCATCGTGCAACACCGCAAACTAATGTGAGTAAATGGAAGTTGCCAAGTACTATTGTTTATCCAGCTGGTTCACGTCGTTATAATAATTTCAGTCAATTAATTGAGCAAGGAGATATAAATAATACTTTAAGTTGGTTAGACCCTACGCCTCCAGCAACAAGCATAAGTAATGTAATTAATAATATTAGATTAGTTAAGGCAAAAAATGATTTAACTAATATTTTTGTAGAAATATCTAATAATATATCAATTGATTATAGAGTTACAAGTCCTACATCAAGTTCTAAAATGTCGATGCGATTATATTATATTGTTTCAACAGAGCCACATACTGGTTTTTCATTTGGTACTTCTGTTTATTATAAAGAAGTAATCGGTTCTACAAATCAATTAGTACCTTTAGATAGCAATATATCTTTTATAGTTCCAAGTATTCCAAGAGATAGTTTTTTGTCTATTTATTGGGCGTTAGATTGGGATATTACAAATTTAGATAGTGGAAATAGAGGACAATTTATATACAACACGCAAGATATAAAAATTACCGCAACAGAAACCGCAATAGATAGCGTTATTCCAGCGGTTAAATATATTGACTTTATTAAACAAGGGGTTAAAAGTATTAAAGACGTGCCAGTAGATGCACCGCTTTTTGATACTGACGGAATACACAATAAACAAGTTGTTTTCTGCAGAAGAATGATTAGTCAAAAAACAGATTACTTTTATAGCACATTTAAAGAAACTTTAGGAAGTGTTGAAGAAGTTAACTGCGACTACGAAATTAACGAGGATAACATACAGATTAGAAACTTTGAGGGTTTTTACGAAAATACAGAAATTGGAGCATTTTTAATTAAACCTGATGCAGATTATAATTGTCAATTTAACGAAAGGTTACAAGTAAAGAATTTCGACTATGGTTACAAAAAATATGCTCAAGATAGGAATATTATAGGTAGTACAACAAGTATTCATACAGATAGTAATTGGATAGTACCAAACACGCAAGTTGAAAATAAAAAAGAAATTAAAAACGATTTTGTACGTGATGGTAAATACATTCAAGATATATTTAACCTTGAAATAAAACAACCTACAACATCATTAGAGGCGGATAACGATGTAATGATTGAGCAGTATGTTGAATTAGCACCGAATAGTTTTGGAAGTTTTGGAGCAAGATTATTAATGCAATGGACTGAAAATCCTACACCATTCACGTCAATACTAAAAATATTAAATCGTGATAGCAATGGAGATAGTGGCGACGTTGTAATTAATTGGTTGACTATTGGTGTTGAAGTTGGCAATACATTTGAAATTACAAATGGCGTGAATGTTGGAACGTATGAAATAACAGAAATTACATCAACTTTATTAACATTAAGAAATACTTCAAATATTACTATTTTCAATGGCGATGGATATATTAAAGTAAAATACTTTTATTCAAATGTAGCGTATCAAACAAGAACTAATCAAGGTTTTACTATTCCAACTACTGGCGTTTTACCTAATATTTTCTATTCTATAAAAAGAAATATGAAATATTTTAGTAGTTTGTTTGCAAGTTATATGCTATTCAATAAAACGTTTATACGTTGCAATGAGTACAAAAATAATAGAACTTTTGAAAGTCAGTTGACAAGTGAGAGTTCAGTATTAGTTGAAGATGTAAACTTTAATTATTCAGATTTTGACGAGCCGATTTTAGGAGCGAAAACTCACGATATTACTTTAGTAGTTGATTATAATTCTGTAAAAAATCTATTAATAGCATATTTAACCAACAAAGGTTTTATTCGTTGTTACGATGCTAAAGAGAAAGTAATAAAAGGATTTATTCAAAAACTAAAATACAATTGGTTAACTAATTTATTTGAATGTACGATTGAGGAAAAATACGAAAGCGAAATATTAACTTTAACTTTTGTTGATGGTGTGCTAAATGTAAACGATGTAGCGTATAATTTAAGCGGTGTTTCTAATTGGTGGAAAACTCAAAACGATTATATTAAATTCTATGATAAAAATTCTAAGCCAATTTGTAATAATTATAAATATAATTTTGTACTTTTGAACGGAATAAGTTATAATTCGATTGAATTATTAGTTAACGCATTGAATGATTTGTAAATGGATAACAATTTTATAAGACTTTTTAATACTTTTGATAGGGCTAAGGGTGGCAATCCAAACATCACTAATTTAGCCTATCAAGGTTTTATAATGCAGTTACCAAATGAAACGTTCTTACAACAAACATCGTTAACGAGTGGAATTGCTTTTAGTGGTGGTATTCAAGTTGATTTGATTGATAATTGCGGTAATGTAAAAAAGAACATTGATAGTAACTTTTACTATGAGAGTTTTATAGATGATAACGGAACGCCACAAATAACTTTTGAGTTCGGAATGATTAATGATAATTTCTATACTACACCATTACATTTAAGAATTACCGATTTAGTTAATGGTGCTATTTGGTATAGTAACGATTTTTTAGTAACTGATTATGATTTTGAGTTAAGTGCAAGGTTTGACTATGGAAATGTAAATGAATATTTACAATCGGTTAGATTTTCTAAAATGTACGATTTTAATCCAGTTAATGAAAATAGCGTAAAACAATACACAACAACGCAAGGTTTAAGAGTTAATTCAAAGAGCATTACAACGTATTTAAGACAATACAAGTGCGATGCTATAAACTATGATATTAACGACAGATTAAACGAACTATTCGCAAGTGAAATAGTTTTCTTAAATGGTCAAGGCGTAGTGGTAAGTGATTTCAAAAGTAACGAACGTAAAGGAACTACTAATTTTTTAGATGCTGAATTTGTAGTTAATCCACAAAATGAAACTTATGAGTGGAGTTATCAAGTTTATGAGGGATTGGGAGTAATACAATATTTACCTTTGAATGGTGGAGTTTATAATCAAGATGATTTTGATGGTATTGTTTTAAGTAGTGGATATTTGAATTTTAATAAAGAAATTAGTTCAGTTAGTGGTAAATACAAACTTTATAAAGATAACGTTTTATTTGCTCAAGAAAATCTTTTTTTCGTTGGCGTTAGTGTTGGAATTAATTTATTAGATATTGGCTATGCTTTCACAAATGGAAACTACTCAATAGTAATAGCACCTAATCAAATAACAAGCGGAGCAGAAACATTCAAAGGATTTGCATTAAACGAATGGACTTTTACTATTGCTGATGGAGAATTTTTAAACACTGATTTTGATAATACAGAATTTTTAACAAACTAATATAATGAATAAAGCAACATTAATTTCAACAATAAACGGATTTGTAACTGCAATCATAACGCAATTAAAACTTCGTAACGCATATTTAGAACTGATTAATATTTTCTTTTCTACTACTATTGTAAAAAGCAATACACCAGCATCAAATCAATTTACATACAATTTGAAGTTCAATAAAAGAGGCAATAAAGTTCACGTTACTGGCTGGATTAGAAATGACTTTACAACCGCTAAAAGCAGTACTATTGTTTTTACAAATGACAACACGAGTTTATATTGTAAAACTTCAAATGATACAATATTTTTCGCACAAACTACTACATCAAAGACTAATGTTTTATGTAGCTATGCATTACAAAATATATTTATGATTGATGCTTTGCCAAGTGGCGATTCATTAACTATAAATACTAACTATTTAACCAACGATTAATTATGAGTACTTTAGCAGTTAGAACGAATAACGAAACACCGAGAGCAAGTGATAATCTACTTACTAAATACGCTAATTTTAACGATGTTTACGATTGGAATATAATTAGTGGTGGTGCTAATGCGGTTGTAGAAAACAACGAGGAGCGAAAATACATCGGTAAAAGAAGTTGTTTGATGACTTTTACAGATAACGGAATAGTTAAATTTAACAATCAAAACGCAATGGGTTTTACTTGCGCTCAAGATGGTAAATATATTCCTTCTTTTAGACTATTTAAAAACGAATTTGATAGCGTTGCAGATATTATATTTAAGATTGAAATTTTAAAAAATAATGTAGTTTTACCACAAAACACATTAGAAGTAGATGCTTTTAATAGTAACGGATTTGTTGATAACGAATGGAATTGTTATTTTCAATCAATAGAACTACAAGAGGATGATGTAATAGATTTTAACTTTTACGCTCAAAGTGATACAATAGGTAGTAAATTGTTTTTCGATGGTTTTAAAGTAGAATTAGACGATAGAAGTTTAGGGTTTCCAAGTTACTATACGGAAGTACCTGAGCCAACTACAATTTGGCAAAGTAGAACAGATACTACTAATACGCAATCATTAACCGCAAATACTAATAATTTATTTGCTTTTGCTGGTACTTTAGATAAAAACACAGACGAGCCATTAATAACTGCTTTAGGTCTTGTTTCTCCTACTAAATTGAATAACACAATAACAATAGATTTTAGTTTTACAATCGTTACGCCAAGTGGAACGGATAGATTTGTAGATGTTATTTTTATTGTTAATGGAGTTGAATATAGAGCAATAACTATTCCTTTGTTAAAAGGTAGTGGAAACAACCAACACATTAGCGGTAGTTGGACATTGCCAGTAGGATTAGATTTTATGAATAATGCTGGTGCAATATACTTAAATCCAAACTCAGCGTGTACAATAAATACACGTTATATTAGCGTAGTAGAACAAATTAATTACTAAGATATGTTTCAAATAGTTAAAACACTTAACGGATGGTTTCATAGGTATAATAGCGGTGCAAAGTCTGTTAATATCTCTGATTTTGAAGTAACACTTGACGAGGTTGCTAATACTTTTGTAATAGTACAACGCAATGGCTCAAATATTCCTTTAAATAAATTATCGGTTAA